GAGAAATGACTGGTCGTGACCTTCTCTACATGGAGAAAGATCTCACCAAAGCCGGAGATGTAGAAAAAGGAATGCGCATAATTGAGCGCCTTATCGTAGGTGATGACAAAGTCACATACGACGAAATTCTTGATCTCGGTGTGAAAGATTTTAAAAAGCTCAGCGACCTGGTAGCTAAAGCTAACGGTACGGACGACGAAGAAGACCCAAAATGACAGTGGAGGACGTCGAAGATTTTACTTACTTGGTAACTATTCCCGGTGTCCCCCCATTTCACTTTCGAGAAATCACCCCCAAAGATTTCTATTTTGCCCAAATCCTACGTTCTTCCGACCGCTCTCTACTTGAACTTGTAGAAAGAATCTTATTAAATGAAGATGTCCTGGATTACGCAACTTATGCACAAACAAGCGCAGTCTTACGTTGGGTTTCAGAGAACATACTGGCTGAAAAAATTCTCACGGTTGAGAATTGGCTCGAAGTAGCCTATCATCTTTGCAAACAGCGTTGGGACTCCTCAGTAGATTGGCTTGAATCTCAGCCCATGAGCAAGATTAACGCCATGATTAGTATCGTTGAAAAGCACGCCGCTCAACAGGAAAAAGAAATGAAAAAATCATCCAGAAGACGATGATAAGCATCAAAAGCACCGGAAACGGGTTCATTCCTTTAAACACACGGTGGTGGAAACCTACAAAAGAAGAGTGGGCTCCCGTCCTCCTTGACGACAACGTTCCTTTTTGGAGGCGCCAGGTTGATCCCACTTACGGGGCACCTTGGGCCGCACTCTCCCCAGCCTACGACAAGTGGAAACAAGCACGGTACCCTGGGCAACCTATCCTGAGAGCTTCCGGGCTAATGCAAGATGTAGCTTTTATCTACACAAGGGGAGACAGGTTCATCGTAAGATCTACAAAATACGGGGGGTTCAACCAATTTGGTACTCGTAAAATGCCCGCTCGCCCCTGGATGGGTGTACCCGACATTTCCCTCAAGCATATTGTCCCCATTGCTTGGCGAAACATTTTGAGTAGGCGTAGGTAATCCCCGAGACCTAGCCCTCGAATCTATTTTCTCACCAACTTCATCCCAATGACAAACGCCCCTACCCCCAAAGCAACCGCCTCCAAAACTCCTCCCAAGGTTACCCCGAAGGTTAGCCCGGAAGTGATTGCCGAGGTTCCCCCGGAGGTTGACCCCAAAGCTCCAATTGACATTGAGCTCAAGGTCACAGAAGCCGAGCCCGAACCAGCAATCAAGAAGTCTGCAGAAGAAATTCACGCAGAGGTTCAATCAAAGCTAAATAACAAAAACGTTGACAACAATATCTTTGTACCAGCTAGTCCTGCTGCAGTAGAAAAAGCTGCACAGATGATTGCTCAGGAAAAAGGGTTTGAAATGACTCGCGGAAATGCAATCGGTGCCAGACTTATGGCCCGTGCTCAGAAAAAAGTTATATGACAATTTCCTTTCCGTTCGAGCAACAGTTCACCTGGCGACAGCTGGGTTATTTGTACTTTCAAAACTCCTTAGACTATCGGGAAGTACTTACACAAAATCCCGAGTGGAATGTTACTGAGTTACCACCAATCGGGGCTCAACTCCGAATCTCCCCAAGTGCAGGCACTGCTGGCACTCCTGGGGGATTAACGCAAGGGAGTTTCATAACTGGTTTAGCTCCACAGCAAAATAACAATGACTTTTTTCCCTATGACACCCAGGGGGAATATGACGAGGCACTGTTTCGCTACACTCTTCAAGGAGTTTTTGATCGTCAGACAATTAATGGCCTAAGTTTCGACACCAACCAAGCGATTACGGGCTTTCAGTGAAGGGTAAAACTGACTGTACAAACACTAACTTCTCGGCCTTAGGGCACCGATCAGGAATTACCTTCGCCTGAACGAGAAGAAGTAAATGGAAGGAATTCTTAATCAAAATGGCAACATTCTCTCTTGGCACCTCTGGTGTAACTCCCGGCGCTCCCGGTGTTTATATTAACGAAAGAGCGGGAAATATTGCGTTTGGCACTCCCGCAGATTTCTCCACAGTATATATGCTGGTGGAAACCGACGCAAGTGTACCCGTAACTGTCTTCCCGTTTAACACACCAGTTCCAGTCACTTCCTTGAAGGATTATAAAATCCTCAATGGCGGTACTGTTCCCGATTCGGGAATGCCTCTACTTAGCTACCAATGCACTGAGGCCTTCTTTGCCAACGCACAAGTTGGTGATCTTCGCGTCGTTCGCGTAGGCACTCCCAACGAAATCGTTGAAATTGAATTTCTGCCCTCTGCGACCAAAATCAACTCCACAGACCTACCTTCAGCTTTAGTTGCTGGAAACAAAGTATATGTGCAGATGACAATCAACGGTAGCAAACTTGTCGCTGGCGACGGTTCTACTGGTTACACCTCTGGTGGTGAGTGGCTTGGTGTTCCTGTTGTGATTCCCGTGAGTTACGTTGCTGGCGATGAAGCCAACAACCGTAAGATCAGCGCAGCTATCACAGCAGCTGTAGCCGCCGCAATTGAAACCAATCCTGCAGTCAGCGCTTCGGTGTATGTACGTGACTTTGGTCAGGTAAATGATCTTGACCCTGCTTCAAACTCGGAAAACGGGTTTATTCAGATTGCTGCTACAACTTTTGACGGCAATGTTTCTGTTGTAACTCAAGTGCTTCCCCAAGGCAGCAACTTCGTGTTTATGCAGAATGCTTACGACATTAACTTGATCGTTGGCGGTTCCGTTGACTTGGAGCGCGTCCCCCAGGACTACACTCAGTGTATCAACACTGCTTTCGATGGCCAACAAGATCAAGGTTACCTTATCACTCCTTGTGCTTATGCACAGTTTGATGCTGCTGGCCGTGCTGCTGTTGGCGCAGCTGCTGCTTCGCACTGCGAAAACAATAACTACAAATGGATGGCACTTGCGGATCCCGGTCCTTTCCTTGTAACTGGTATCAACAAGTACAACAACTACACTCCTCACCAACCTGCCGCTAACCTTGTAACAGATTCTCTGTATCTTGTTAATAACGCTATATACAAGTGGTTGGGCAATCCCGTTACCTATAACCGTCTGGCCCATCAATCTATTGTATTTGGTGAGTCTGCAGAGAATGCTATCAACGAATCCGCCAATCTTGTTGCCGATGGTCAGCAAGTTGGTCTGCTTGACCCTGCACAATACACTATTACTGCTGTTGGTTCCGCTGTTGACGGTATCTTTTCTTTAGGCACAAGCGCCTACTGGCCTGTTACTTTGCCGATTCAAGAAGTTACACTTACTGCGGCTGGTGTTGGCAACGACTTTACCAGCGTAAACATTCAAGGCGGTGCTACAGGTGTTAACCTGTCAAACACACAAGTGTTTGTAGTTGCTGCTCCCTATGACTTAACTAATGACTCTCAGTATTCACTCAATAATATTTTCTTAGCCCTAACTGCGACTGCTGCTGGCAACATCTACAATGCTGTTGTTCTAGCTGGCGGCACGGTTAACATTACAACTCCCCCAAACGGCGCAGTTTTTCTGCCTACTCCCACAGGTGACACTGCTCTTCTGAGCTATACAGATCCTTACTGGAACTTACCGGTTTCAATTAATGGTCAAACTTCTAACCTAATTGAAAATATTTCTGGTGCTAACGCCGGTGTAAACACCCTCCACCTCCCCGGCACACTTCAAAACCCTACTCAGACCTATGTCTTGAGCTGGGCTTCCAGAACCCTTCTAAACCCTTCGTTGCAGATCACTGCTTATGCGGGAACTTTAGTTACAGCAGGTTCTGCAGTTTTCAGCTGTCTTAATCATGGCTTACGTGATGGCGAGGTGGTTTACTTCACTCAACCCATTACTGTAACAAACGCTGGTGTTACTTCCAACCTTGTTAGTGCAACTACCAAACTCGTAAGTCGTCCTTACATTGTCAAGTTAATCGACACAAACAGTTTCGTCTTAGCACTGAGTGTTGACAACTATAGCAACAACTCCTTCATTGCTCTCCCCACTGGCACACTGAGCACAACTCCTTCCGTTTTCTATGGGAAAGTTCTGGCTCGTGGTCTTGAGACAGTTAACCCTATTGAGTTACTCACTCTCCCTGTTACACGGGCAAGGAAGTACGCATTTGATACTAGCTCCGTATTTAGTCAGGCACTCAGTGCTGCAACCGCACCTAGTGGAGTGCTGGTAACTGGTACACCTGGGTTATCTATTTACATAAACTCATCGAGCGTTGTTCTCGGTGAAGATCAGATCACACCTTACGGGGAAGATCTTCTTTCTGCAACACAAGCTGGCTGGCTGCCCAAGTTCAACCTTGTAACACCAACTCTAACCCCGGTATCAACAACCGCAAACGCCTTTTGTGTTCCAACTGTTGATCAATTCTTCCAGGCCGAGTCCTACTTCGTTCCTGCGATTGATCCAATCTTGGTAGGCACCTACAACGGTACTGCTGCTTCTGGTACAATTGGCCCTGTAGCCTCTGTTGCTGGTTTTGCCGGTACCGCTGCTCCTAACGGGGTATTCAGCAACATTGCTGTAACAGGTGGTACAGGCACTGGTTTGGTTCTCCAAGTTACTGTGGCTGGCGGGGCTGTTACCGCTGCTTCCGTTACTAATCCTGGTCAAGGCTACACAGCCGGTGACGTGGTTACTCTCGTGAGCAACGCCTCTGTAACCTTCACAGCTGCTACCGCTACTGCCACCATAAACTCAGCCAATGGCTCCGTTGCCACAGTAACCGCTGCCGGCACTTACGGCGCTCAGCTTGGTCTCTCTGTCGGCGACAGTGCCGCTCAGCTAAACACCATGCAAGCTGTTCTCGTAGGTACTTACTTCGACGTAACTAGTGCAGGTACTGCCCCAGACGGTACTGCAGTTGTGATTGGTGACCGTTTGGTCACTTCCTACAATGGCTCTACTTACTCTTGGACCGTTGTACCAGCTGCTACTCTCGGCGGTGACTTGACCTCTGCGGGTCAACCTTGCTACGGTTCACAGGTTGAACTAACCTACAGCCCTGAAGTTACACCTCCAACAACCCAATGGCGCTTTGATGCGATCACCACTACTGAAATCATTGACAACGCTCTACGTGGTGTTGGTTTCGCGGGTGTTCCACAAGCTGCGTTTGTAGAGGCTGGTGTGGACAACGTTAATCGCCTTCTGGCTGATTCCCAACTGTACGGCAACCCCTTCGGATTTATTGCCTTCTACGGCCCTTGGCTTGATAGCAATCCGTCCAACCCTGGCGAAGTGTATCTGCCCCCTTCACCATATGTGACTGGTGTTGCAGTTCGTCGTTATCGCGCTGAAGGTTATCAGTTCCCACCTGCTGGTACAAAGTACCAGTTGGCCAATGCCTATGGCGCACAGATTCCCATTAACTCTGCTCAGCAGAACCTGTTGAATCCAAAGGGATGTAACGCTGTTCGTACTCTGCCTGGTTACCCTCAGTTTGCAGTGTATATCTGGGGTGGACGTACCCGTCTAACTAACCCTGATGACGCACAGCAGAAGCTGTATCAGTTTGTCAACACTCGCGTTATTCTTAACGTTGTGTACGGTTCCTTACGTCGGGCTTTTGACAGTCAGATCTTCAACGTGATTGATGGTTTTGGTGTTGTCTTCAACCAGATTATCTCGGTTGGTAACAGTGTCCTAAACCAGTTGTACGTCAAAGGTGCTTTGTTCGGTGCTCGTCCTTCTGACGCCTTCCAAGTCATCTGCGACAGCCGTATCAATCTTCCTGAGACTATTGAGCAAGGGATCGTCAATGCCAAAGTGTTTGTGACCCCTGTACCTACTCTGGAACGCATTCAGATTGATTTGATCCGAGTTGCAATTGGTCAAATGAGTAAAGAGTTAGATTCTCAAGGTCTCGGCACCAATAACGGTTAAATTTTACTTAGTAAAATTTAGTAAAACAATTTACTTTATCTCTCCCGGGCTATACTAGCTTCGGGAGATTTTCTTTGAAAACCGTTAGGTTTTCCAGGGTAAAACTATGGTACAAACTACTCCTAAGGCAAATTCCAGGATGGAGAAAGACCTGCACCTAAGCATACCTGAGGCTCTGTTTTACGAATTAGTGCGTCAATCCGGTGAAAGTGGTATATCTCTTGACTCTCTTTGCACTTCCTTGCTGTCAGGGAAGAAACAAGAAGAATCCTTGATTGACCCTATGTTCTACGAGTCAATTGCTATGGAATCTCTCCGCAGTGAAATTCGCAAGGTGATTGAGAGCGGTTTAGCTAAAGAAGAGGTTAGGAAAAGGGTGAACGCAATCGAATTTCAAATCTCAAGACGCTATATGGTAAAATAATGAGCGAACCCGTAGTTCTATCACCATCTGTTCGGGGGTTGACATATCCTTTAACAGTAAATAGTGGGAATTTGGCAACAAGCACGGACTATGCGCTTGTTTCTCAGCATATTCGTAGTGTGTTAGAGACCCGTTACTTTGAGCGTGTGATGCGGGCGGATTATGGTATTGGCGACTACGTTCTTGAAGTAATTGATCCCGGCCAGATAAACTCTGCGATCCAATACAGCATTTTGCAAAATGTTGGGGGGCTTTCTGACTTGAGTGTTCTAGGTGACTGGATTACAAATGGTGAAGATGGTTTGTATCGAGTTTTTATACAGTACGCAGTGAATGGAGTACCGCAACCCCCCATAAATTACACTTTGGCCAACTAAATCGCCAAGCGATTTACTGGCAGAGGGAAACGGGTATAATAAACTTATACAGAGATTGTGTTTGTGATTACCTACGCTGCTATAAACCTAACCAACAAGAAGTTTTACGTGGGGAGCACAGTCGACTTTAAGGAAAGATGCAAAAAGCATCACCGCAATAAAGGCGACCTCGCATTCCATCGCTCATTGCGTAAAGATCCAGAGAACTTTTACTGGATTGTGAGCGAAGACGATGGACTAGACACTCGTGAAGAAGAGCAGTACTACTTGGACTTCTACCACGGAACTGCTTGGTGCTACAACCTCCGCCCTTCTGCAGAGAGTGGTGGAGACACTTGCTCTGACAAGTCTTGGTGGAATAAAATAGGGGAGTTGCGAAGAAGTCACGAATCCCCTGGAGAAGGGTGGGCGTTAGGGAAACTTTCTCAAGAAGAGTTGTTCTTTAGACTTGGTGACGGTAGAAATAAACAAA